GGAGGGTTAGAACTTAAGTCATTCGATCTGTTGTGTGCAAAAGAAACCCTGGTCTCAAGCTCTGAAGAGCTAACATTACTCTCTATTTTTAGTCTTGTCACATTCTCTGGTACTTCTAAGCTACCATATGTACTAATAGATTCATTTTGTGAAAGACTTAGCTCTACCAGTAAAGGGTCTGCATCTAAGGCTTCTACATCTGAACTTATTTCAGATAGTAAAGTGACCTTTTCTTTTCTACTACCATAGGAAGTTGGGTCGAGTGGGAGAGCATTTATTCTAACATAGCTGGTTTCCCCTCCACCAGAATATATGGAAGCATATACATTGTAATAACTAATGTTGCTATCAGAGTGTAACCATGAAATCTCTACTTGACTACTACCTCTTTCAAGTCTTATGTCTGTAGGAGAAGAGGGAGCTGTTATAATATCATCTGAAGGGAGAACAATAACCAGTTGAACCTTTGTATTATTGTCAGCGTTATCAGAAGCTACAAACGAGAAAATATTTACACCTTGACTAAGGTCTAAACCCTCTGTGGTATTAGGGAAAACCCATGTGCCATCCTGGTTTATCTCTATGTCTGCTTCCTGACCCTCAGAGGTAAATGTTAAAGATTCATATTCTGCTTCTATTTTGGAGTAGCCCTCTATAGTGCCATATACTTTAACTTCTTCACTTGAGACTGAGTAAGTCAAGTTGTCAGAAGAAGAAACACCATCAGGACGGGTTATTTTAAATGAACTCATACTAAGTCTCCATTAAGAGAAATTGAACCAGGAACAGAAAAGATTACATTAACACTAACAGGTCTACCTGCACCACTCCTTACAACTATGTTACAAAGTAAAGAAGTAGGATCCCCCACTATCTGCTCCACATTCACAGATTCAACACCTAAGATTTTCTCTTCTGGCGAAAGATCCTGTATCTGCTTCTGAAGTGATTGAACATTAACCAACTTAGACAAACAGTTTCTAACACTCTCCCTAAGTGACATTGCAGTACCAGAGTTTACCTTCCGACCCACAAGGCTGAGAGCGTTTGAACCATAGAAGCTGTGATAAGGGTTAGAACCCAACTCTGTCAATACAGACTTAGCTACATTCTGGTAAAGCAGGTCTGTGCCCTCAAGGATGCTCATCTCTCCCTGCTCACCCCACCGAACATCGTTCTCTACACCTGTGCTGTTACACCTTCTACAAAACTCTTTTAAGGTAGTATAGGAAATGTCCAATAAACCCTCTGGAGATAACTCTTTTGCAAAGAGCAAGTCATACCCATTGAGTCTTTTAACTAAAGACCATGAGGGAGTGATCCTTTTAGTTTTAACAACTTCTTTTTCACTCTTATATCCCAAAGATTTTAAGACACTACCATATAGGGTAAAGCCCACACCTTTTTTATTGTCTGTGAACTTTATCGACTTCCTCTCAGTAACTACACTTATTTCTCCTAGCTTACCATTCAAGTATTGGAAAAGGGTTTCTACCTGATATATTTTTGAGGGAAGGGTGATTTGTAAGTCTTCACCATTTGTTGTCTTAACACCTAGAACATTCTTCCCAGCCTTTACCTTGTAAGGAGAAGACTGAGGTGCAACAGAGAAAGCCTCTCTAAGATTCCCCTCTTTATTAAGAAGAACACCATCTCTCCTTATTTCAAGGATCCCCACACCCCCAATGGGGGATTTTGGAGAAACTAGTCTGCCATTTGTTATCCCAACTCGCTCATATCTAATGTAGTGCGGGCAAGCGTGGGCTATGTGTAGGTCATAGCTCATAAAAAACCTCAATGTTCTGTAAATATTATCTCACAGACATTGAGGTTAATAGAAGACATATAAATCTAAGGTTCATTCCCCTAAGGGGTTTTAGCACTCGTCACCTTAAAACTTTGGTGGTCTACATACTCAGCGTAGTAAGTACGTTTATCATCAACTCTAACAAAACCAACTTTCCTCTTCTTCCTATAAGACTTTATCTGTAAATAAGGTCCAAGATCAAGGGCGACCAAAAGCATCTTTGGGGTCTTTTTGATAACATCCAACTTGGTATATTTTAAGTTGGGGTGCTGACCAGTAAGAACATCCCCAGCTTTTATCTCTTGTTTCACCACCTTTTGAAAGGTGACAGAATCTCGTCCAGTTGACTTATAAAAGTTAGAGTATCTTAAATCAACGTCTTTGAAAGCAACCCGATCAACCTCGGAAGCTCTGAAAGAGGTTAGTATGAGATCCCCTCCAGAAAAAGTAGCCCCTTTCAGGTCAGAGTCAACGAACCCAGCCCTATTCAAGTTACATTTTACAAAACTAGCTCCTTTGAGTTTACAAGAAGCGAGAGTAGCCCCCGAAAAGCTGCTGTTTAAAGAGGTAACTTCCTGCATTTTACATTTGGTGAAATCGGATTGGTTAGCTTTAGTTTGATAGAAGTTAGCTCCTCTCAAATCTGCACCTGTGAAATCCGCACCGAACAAATCTGCTTTGGTAAAATCGACTCCAGAAAGATCCATACCTTGCAAGTGAGCAAAACTTAGATTAGAACCAACAAATTTTGCTTCTGAAAAAGATTTAGCAGATCTTAAATCAACTCCATAAAAGAAGGAATCTTTAAGATTCGCCCCTGTGAAATCTGCATCACTTATGTTGGCATCTCTTATGCGGGCCTCGAAAGTAGAATTGTTAAATTTCGCTCTCGAAAGGTTAGAACCTTCAAAAGTTACATTGGTGAGAGTAGCTCTTGTAAAATCTGCACCTGTGAAATCTGCTGACAAGCCAGTCAGACCTTCTATGGTAGCTCCTACAAAACTAGCCCCTGTGAAATCTGCACCCTTAGCAGAGGCATAAAAAATCTTCTGACCATCTAGTTTAACCCCTTGAAAATCAGAGTTGTAAATAAATAAACCTTGCAGGTTAGCAGATTCAAAAATACAGTCCCTCAGGATACTATCTCTTAGGTCTGCCCTCCTAAGGTCAGAGCCTTTAAAGTTCGTACCTGTAAGGTCTGCACCCGAGAGGTTTATCTGGACTAAACTAACACCTGAAAGATCTAAACCTCTGAGGTCTGCAGTAACCACGTTATTTTTTTTTCTTGATTTCCTAAGTGTTGAGTATTCATTTGCTTTTTCTAGGTGTTTTTTATTAGCCATTATCTTACCTCTCTATATATTTGATTAGATCGGTAACACTGAGTTCCCATACCGCATTCCCATGGTAATTTGCATTCACAAGACTATAACTGCTGTGGGTAGAGCTGAAGCCAGGCAAGTGTCTATCTATAGTTTTACTAAAGGCTTTCGATAGTTCAGAATAAAAGTCATCCAAAACAAAGTCTTTAGGCAACTGCTTTGTTCTGACATACCGACTAGGATAGTCACCAAAGTTAGCCTGTGCAAAATCCCAAGGTCTCATAACGTATTTAATCCTAAACTTATTTGTGTCTAACACACCCTTGTTTTGACCCTTTTCTATTTTCTCAACATAGATACCAGGACTCAGCTTTTTGCCTCTGTATGTCAAAGAAGTTAGCTTAATAGCCCCACTGAGCTTCTTCACAATATCATCCATTTGCTCTGAATAAGCTAAAGCTACAGTCTCTTTTTCTTCTTTAGAGAGCCTCTTCACCATGCGATACATCTCTAGGTATTTTGCATAAGCCTTAGGGAAGCCCCTAATCGCAGCTTTCAGCTCTTTAGACAGCCTCCTGTCTCTAGCAATCCTTGAGAAGTCCTCGATAGACACATTATCTAGGTCTCTTGTACTCAAGAACTCTAAGTCATTAACAGTGTCTCCTACGGTCTTTCGCCGCCTCGCAGACTTCTTTTCTAAACTTGCAACTCTTGTCTCTAGGTCTTTTACATTCATTCTTTTATCCCTTCATTTATATGTCTGTATTATAAGATAAAGGCATATAAGAACAAAAAAGGTTGAAGTTCAAAGAAAGTTCCTCGGTGAAAGTACCCCACGACCAACGTGAGGGCCAAATGCACTGCGGATACCCACACCATATTTAGGTTGTTTTAATCCACGAATAAACTTTGTTGTTCTAGCCTTGGCTTCCACAGAAGTTGACCACATCTGCTCTGCTGATGATTTCAAACTCTCATACTTACTAGATCTATCTATGTTTAGACTGATACCACCTATACTGTAATCAAATTCATCTACAATCCAGTTGGCTTGAAGAGCCATTGCTGCAAACTGAATAGCACCCTGTAAAATAGGTGTTCTCCACGCAGGTTTCCTCGCTACAAGCTGGTCTAAAGTCTGAAGATCTTCTGTTTCTGGTGGTTGCA